CTGATATTCCTTGGTGTTATTTGTCTGATCTTTCCACTTCGCTTTATTATTCTTCTGGTGGTTCTCCTTTGGGTTCAACTGTTGCTGTCCCTTCTGGTTTTGGTAATATTTTTGGTTATAATAGAGGTGATGTTAGTTTCAAGTTATTATCTTATTTAAATTATGGTAATATTGTAAATCCCGGTAGTTCCACTGTTGGTTCAAGTACAAATCGTTGGTGGAATACTTCTTTCACAACTGCTGGTGTTCAAAATTACTCTCAGAAATATAAGAATAATAATGCTGTTTCTCTATTTCCTCTTTTGGCTTATCAGAAGATTTATCAAGATTTTTTCCGTTGGTCTCAATGGGAAAATGCTGATCCTACCTCTTATAATGTAGATTATTATAATGGTTCTGGAAATTTATTTGGTCCTTCTGGTCTTTCTTCTGTTATTCCGGCTAATAATGGCTACTGGAAACGTGATAATATGTTTTCTCTCCGTTATTGCAACTGGAACAAGGACATGTTTATGGGTCTCCTTCCTAATTCCCAATTTGGAGATGTTGCTGTAGTTAATTTAGGTGATTCAGGCTCAGGCACAATTCCTGTAGGTTTTATTTCTGACACAGAGGTATTTACCCAAGCATTTAATGCTACTGCTATGAATACCGTTTCGGATACATCCCCTATGGGTATTTCCGGTTCTGTTCCTGTTTCTGCTCGTCAGGCTATGGTTGCCAGAATTAATAATGCTGATGTTGCTTCATTCTCTATTCTAGCTCTTCGCCAGGCAGAGGCTCTACAGAAATGGAAAGAAATTACTCAGTCTGTAGATACAAATTATCGTGATCAGATTAAGGCTCATTTTGGTATTAATACTCCTGCCTCTATGTCACATATGGCCCAATATATTGGTGGTATTGCCCGTAATCTTGATATTTCTGAGGTAGTTAATAATAATCTTCGTGATGATGATTCTGAGGCAGTTATTTATGGTAAAGGTGTTGGCTCTGGTTCTGGAAAGATGCGTTACCGTACTGGTTCACAATATTGCATTATCATGTGTATTTACCATGCTATGCCTCTTTTGGATTACGCTATTAGTGGTCAAGATCCTCAGCTTCTTTGTACATCCGTAGAAGATCTTCCTATTCCTGAATTTGATAATATCGGTATGGAAGCTGTGCCTGCTACTACTTTGTTCAATTCGAATCGTTTTGATGGTACTCTTCTCAATGATTTCCTAGGTTATAATCCTCGTTATTGGCCTTGGAAATCTAAGATTGACCGCGTTCATGGTGCATTTACTACTACTCTTAAGGACTGGGTTGCTCCTATTGATGATAATTATTTGTATAAATGGTTTAATTCTAAAGATGGCAAGGCTGCTTCTATATCTTGGCCTTTCTTTAAGGTAAATCCGAATACATTGGATTCTATTTTTTCTGTTGCTGCTGATTCTATTTGGGAGACTGATCAGCTTTTGATTAATTGTGATATTTCATGTAAGGCTGTTCGTCCACTTTCCCAGGATGGTATGCCTTATTAATATTGTTAATATTGTTTATTATGGAAAAGAAATGTTCAAATAAGATCTCTTTTGGTAATGGGTTTCGCAAGTTAGACCTTTCTATTTCTGCTGTTGGTTTTAATCCCATTGTTCGTGAAAAGGAGATAGCTGTTGAAATAGATCCTGTTTCTTTTTTTTGTATTGAAACTGTTGGCGAAGGTGATGATAAGTGTTATCGTTATCGTTCAGATATTTCCATGTTACTTCATGCTAAGGATACTGCCAATAAGATTGGTATTGAAGGATTACGTTATCTTTCCGAATCTCGTAGGACGAAGACATCTGCTATTCAATCTCAGTTAGATCAAATGGATGATCAACTTCTTTTGGATACTGTTAGATCTCGTCATTTGCAGTCTCCTGCTGAAATTCTTGCTTGGTCTGAAAGTTTAACCCAGGTAGCTCATGAATTGGAAATTCGTGTAGGTGCTGAAGCTCGTAAAAAATATGATGAGGAAATTTCTGCCGCTGCTGCTGCTAGCAGTAGCTCTTCTGCTGGATCATCTGATTCAACAGAATGATATTTTTTTAATTTTGTCCGCTTTAGATCCTTTAAGCGCTGTTGGTCTTGGTCTTGGTTCCGTTTCAGGTATTGGTAATATCTTTAGTTCTGCTCATTCTAATTCTCAGAATATGAAGATTAATAGGATGAATAACGAGTTTAATGCTCGTGAAGCAGAGAAAGCTCGTCAATATCAGACTGAAATGTGGAATAAGACTAATGAGTGGAATTCTCCTAAGAATGTCCGTAAGCGTCTTGAAGAAGCTGGATATAATCCTTATTTGGGAATGGATTCTTCTAATGTTGGAACTGCTGGTAGTGCTGGATCTTCTTCTCCGGCTTCTGCTGCTTCTCCTATTCAGAATAATCCTATTCAATTTGACGGTTTTCAGAATGCTTTGTCTACGGCTATTCAGATGAGTAATTCTACTAAACTTTCTAATGCTGAGGTTTCTAACTTGCAAGGTCAGAAATCTTTGTCTGATGCTAAGGCTGCTGATACTCTTTCTAATATTGATTGGTATAAGCTTACTCCTGAGTATCGTAATTGGTTACAAACTACCGGTATGTCTCGCGCTCAGTTGTCTTACAATACTGATCTGCAAAATCTTGAGAATATGCGATGGATTAATAAGATTCAGCGTGCTCAACGTACTGAAATTCTTTTGTCTAACGATGCTAAGAGAATTATTAATCAGTATTTGGATGATTCTCAATCCTTACAGTTAAATTTGATGGCTAATCAGGCTTTTCAGGCTTTTTGTTCTGGACGTTTATCTCTTCAGCAGTGCAAAACTGAGGTTACTAAACAGTTTCTGAATATGGCTGAAACCGAAGGTCAGAAGATCTCTAACAGGGTTGCTTCTGAAACTGCTGATCAATTGATTGGAGCTCTTCAGTGGCAGTATTCATCTGATGAAATGTATTCTCGTGGTTATGTTGGTTATGCTCGTGAAGCTGGTCAAGCTCGTGGAAAAGGTGATGTTGCTAAAGGCGCGCTTGATGAGTATAATTATAATTCTCGTTATTGGAATACTGGAATCGAGTCTATTGGTCGTATTGGCAATGGTATTGGTTTACCTTTGATGCTTGGTCGTGGCTTTCGTGGATCTAAGCCTATTAGAGGTTTCCATTAATTTATAAATTAAATTTATAATCTTCTCTTGAAAGCCTCAGGTTCAGCTTGAGGCTTTTCTTTGTTTATATAGCGCGAGCGACAAATAAGGGGTTCTAGGGGTATACCCCTAGAGCGTTAGCACCTTAGTATCGCCAAAGGCGCAGTCGCTTTAGCGACCTCTCTTGTCCCTAAGCTATTCTTAAGGTAGCTGTCCGTCTGCCTATATCTACCCTTCCTCCCCTGTAAAATTAAAAAATAAAGCCTGCCGAATGGTGCAGTCCGTTCGTTACGGACCAGATGTTATCGTGCAACGATAACTGATTCTTGTATCTTATTGGCGAAGCCTATTTCATTTTTCCCGAAGGGTAATTGCTTTATCTCAGCAATTACTCTCTATCCTTGTCATATATACGAAAAATGACACACCCCCCCTGTTCTTAATTACATATTACAATATTTGTTAAATTACTCCTAATTAATTTGCATTTCTAAAATATTCTTTTTTATCTTTGCGGCACGATCAGAGGTGCAAAACTAATAGTGAGTAATTAGGCACTTGGCTTCGGCTATAAGTTTAATCGTCCTGCAATGATCAAGATAATACCGAGCTATTTATGGAAAATGAACATCTCTGATTTTTTTTTATTAACTACAAAACCTGTCGATATGAAAATTACAGCTACTCAATGGATTGAAGTTGTTAAACTGATTGCTACTTTTGTTATTGGCGTTATTACTGCATTATTTGTTCATTCTTGCACAGTTTCTATGTCTGTTTCTAAGAATAATACTAATTCTTCTCAGAAAACAGAGCAGACATCTACTTCTTCTGTAGATTCTACTCGTATTAATATTAATACTAAACACTAATTTAAATTTTATTGTTATGGAAAAACAAGTATTGAAGAAAGAAAAAAAAACTTTTGTGAATGGTTTTATCATTTCAGTTCAGTTGCCCGGTGCTGTTCCACCGAAGCAGTCATTTGTAGACACTTCTTCTGCTTTAGCAGAAACTGTGGCTTCTGTTCTTGACTCTACTCCTCATGCTATCATTTTGGTTCAGGCTTCTGTAAACCTCTAATGCTATGATACCTAAGGAAGAATTATTAACGAAATACCTTTTCACTGAATGTCTTCGACCTCAGAGAATTGTAAATCCTTATTCTCATGACGTGATATTCGCTCCATGTGGATATTGTAAGTCATGTATTATGAATAAGTCGAATTTTGCTACGGCTTATGCGATGAATATGTCTACGCATTTTAAATATTGTTATTTCGTTACTCTTACATACAAGGATATATTTCTTCCTTACTTGTCAGTCGAGGTTGTTCGGAGGTCTGGTAATCGTTATCTCTTTGATGAAAACTTTGAGACAATGGTTACCACCTCCGACCCTCGACTTTTAACTCCTGAATATTACCACGATCGTGACCTTTCGCTCGATCCTGCTCAGAATGAAGTTGAACAGGTTTTTGATATAGGTTTCCAGTCTATTCCTCGTAATATTTCTGTAAGATCGAAAGGATCATTTCGCTTTCGTTCCTTCGATGATGAACCTCTCAAATTCTGTGTTCCTATGAAACTTACTGATCTTCAGTCTATTCTGATCAAGGCTAATGGTCGTTATGATTATGGTTTGAAAAAGGTAGTTTACCCCTCTCTTGCTGATTGTAAGCTACAGATACCTGTTCTTCAATCTCGTGATATTGAATTATTTTTTAAACGTTTACGAAGAAATTTAGATTCGCATGGATTCACTTCCTCGAAAATATGTTACTACGTTGTATCAGAATACGGACCTCAAACCTACCGTCCGCATTGGCATTGTTTATTATTCTTTGACTCGGAAGAGATCACCAAAACACTTCGAGAAGATATATCTAAGGCTTGGTCCTACGGTCGTATCGATTACTCTCTCTCCCGTGGATCGGCTTCTTCCTATGTTGCGTCATACGTTAATAGTGCTGCTTGTTTACCATTCCTTTATGTTGGACAAAAAGAAATCCGTCCTAGATCCTTCCATTCCAAGGGATATGGCTCGAATAAAATCTTTCCTAAATCGTCCGACATTTCAGAAATTTCAAAGATATCCGATATCTTCTTTGATGGCGTTAACATCGATTCTGATGGCAAGGTTGTCAACATCCGGCCTGTACGGCAGAGTGAGCTTGCGGTATTCCCCCGATTCTCTAATGATTTTTTCTCAGATAGTGATACTTGTTGCAAGTTATTTCAGTCTGTCATTGAAACGCCCAAACGCCTCGTTTCGCGCGGCTATCTTGGAATAGATACTCCTGATTTTGGTTCTGATGGTTTTCGATTATCTGATCTCGTACGTGCTTATTCTGAATACTATGAGCGGAATTTTACCGACTTTTCATTCAGCCTTCGTTTTCTTCGAGGTTATCGAACTCGTGATTATGCTGATGAATTGATATTCCGTGAATCTCGTCTTTTTGACGGCTATGTATTCAATAAGGATATGATTTTCGGTAGATTATATCGCTTGTTTGCTAAGGTTCTTCGTTGTTTTAAATTCTGGAATTTGAAACAATATACTGATTCTTGGTCTTTGAAGGCTGCTATTAAGAAAATCTGGTCATATGGATGGGAATATTGGAAAAAGAAGGAATATCGTTTCTTGACTACTTATTTCGAATATCTTGAAGGATGTAATGATGATGAACGATTGTTCCTTTTGGTTCGTACTATCGGTTCTGGCCTTGCCACTGATTCTCCTCATTCTTGGACTTATACTCAACGTGAAGACTATGTTAATTGCCTTCCCGATGATCTTTACAAGCGTTATATGAAAACTCTTAAATGGTTGACTGCCCGTACGGAGAAGGTTTTGAAGGATAAGGTTAAACATAAAGAATTTAATGATATGCAAGGTGTTTTATTATTTTCTGATTAAACTAATTTAATTATGGCACATTTTACTGGCTTGAAAGAACTTCAAAATCATCCTCATAAGGCTGGTTTTGATATTGGTAGTAAAAATTTGTTTACTGCTAAGGTAGGTGAATTGCTTCCCCTTTATTGGGATGTGGCAATTCCTGATTGTGATTATGATATTGATTTAGCTTATTTTACTCGAACACGTCCAGTTCAGACGGCTGCTTATACTCGCATTCGTGAGTATTTTGATTTTTACGCAGTACCTTGTGATCTCCTTTGGAAATCATTTGATTCTGCTGTGATTCAAATGGGTCAGATTGCTCCTGTACAGGCTAAAACTCTGCTTGATCCTCTTACTGTTGGAACTGATATTCCTTGGTGTTATTTGTCTGATCTTTCCACTTCGCTTTATTATTCTTC